CCGTAGTGTAGAATCCGATGGGCAGAATCTCACCACGTCCCCACACTTCATCGACCACGAAGTCGATGCGTGTCTTGTCCCAGTTAAACGACGGAGTAACTGGCGCACCAGCCAACTGCATGTTGGAACCACCGAAATACATGTTCAGTGATTCTTCTTTTGCAGCTTTCTGGATGATGCTTACGAGTTGACCAATCTCCTCGTAAGCCTGCTGCTGACATGGATGCGTCCATGCTTTCGGTGAGAATGAATTCTCGATACCGACACGATTGCCAATCTTATTGATTGCCAAACGCGGTAACGGTAACGTTAGCGCCGAACCACCCGCGTTGACTCGATTTGCACGAATCTCTGGAGTAGTGCTGCGCGAGAATCCCAACCATGTACCAGCACTCGCGTTCGAGTGATGATACGGCACACCGAACAATGCAGGCAATGAAGCTGGTGCAGTAAGACCAGCAGTCACCAACTTATCACCCGCACCTACGCCAGCGACTTGTGGAGTCAAACTGATTACTTTGTTCTCCACATCCCACTGAGTGATAAGAGCTTCACCCTTTTTCGTGGTCAAGCCCGTATCCCACACTTGCACCGTCTGACCGTATCTGACCAATCGTGCGCCAAATCCATCAGTTGTCAGTGTGAGTACGTTTGATCCGCCAGCGGGTGTATCAGTAGTGACTACACCTACCACACCATCACCAGTCTGCATCATCTGACTATCCAACTGTCGGCGCATTTCATCCAGTGCAGTTGCAGTCAAACGACGTACAGAATTGATGATGGCTTTGCGCGCATCATCTGTTGCCCACTGCGTCAACTTGGTGTATTCGATGTTCTCACTCAAGAAAACACAGTTCAGAACGGCCTTATCAAAAGTAGGTCCACCACCTCGACCCAGATCACCACCATCAGGATTGAAGTATTGGAAACTACCTCCGGGCCTGAGTTCCAATGGAACACGCATTTGACGGTGTGAAATCTTCTCCACATCCCGCTTTTTGATGTTCGCATAGAACTTGTCATCGCGCTCAAACAGTACACGGACTTTTGGAACAACTTTCTCCAACTCAAGTGCCGCGACTTGAGCCTCATTTACAGCCATAATTCCCCTCTAGTCTTTCATCAACACATCCAATGTGCTCATCCCGCGCGGGATATCACTCGCCTTCTTGTATTTTCCACTAGAGGGGGCCTGTGGACGGCCGGGCGTAATTGGACCCTTTTTCTCGGGTCTTTCTTCTTCTTCACGATCTTCTGAATCTGCGCGTCTACCTAAGCCTCTAAGCGCGTCGTTTCGTGCCTTTTTTATCACACTAGGCAAAAGTGTTTTCGCTTTGCTTAGATACGCACTCTTAATTCTATCGGTGGATTCTTTGTCAAATCCACTCTGAAATGCTTTCTCCCACAATCTGTCGAGCAGTCCACGAAATCTCACGTCTTTTGCCATGAGATTTTCGAGTGTTTCATGCGCCTCTTTCACCGCATGATTCTTCACGTAATCTGTCATCGTGCCACGCGGATCAATGTTCCCACTAATCGTCGCTGTAAGCACGTTATCAGCTTTAGTCTGCAAACTTTCCCGCGTAGACTCAAACTGACCATAAATTCTCTGCTGTTCTTGCTGTCTGTATTGCTGCTCTCTACTCTGTTCACGCGGGTCACTCTGTCTTGACAACGGAACAGGTGGAGCAAAATTCTGTGAACCAAATACAAACTGGTTCAGGACATTCGCCGCTGCTTGTAACGGCGCACCTTGTTCACCAAGTGCGCGACTTTCCTTAACCATCGTAATGATGGTGTCTTTTATCACGTTTCCGAGTACGTGATAGTATGCCTGTTGATCTACTCGTCGCAGCGTTGGAAGATAGTTATCGGCAATCCTGTAGAATGCTTCCTGATCCTCACTTTTCGCTGCCATTAGCACTGATGTGATGTCACCACTCATCACTTCAGCTTCTACGTTGTCTAGAATCGTAGCTTTTTCTGCACTCGCACGCGCATCCTTAATCGACGGAAATACCTCCGTAAACTGCTGCTCACGATAATACGCCTTCTCCAAGTACGGAAAATCTTTGAACAGTTTAGGATACTTTGCGAGTATTTCACGCCGTCTTACCGGCGTCATTAGCTCCAAATCTTCTTCTTTTGGTCCCTCTAGTTCTTCCTCAATTTCCTTCAGTTCATCTACTTCTTCCTCTTTCCCATCCTTTTCAGTTTCATCTTCAGGTTCTTCAGTTTCAGCTTCATCAGCTTTCTTTTCTTTTCCAATATCAAGTACTTCAGGTTCATCTTCGACATTCAACAGCTCGAAAGTATCAGTCTCTTTTTCTTCGCTTGCACCCGCACCCGCCGGCGCATCAGGAGCAGCGAATAATTTACTGAACTGTAGGTTCATACTGTCCCTCATTTAATTGTTGACCCGTACTATCTGCTTGTGGTGCCGGTGGTGCTTGTGCCTGCATCATCTGCATCTGTTGCTGCATCTGCATCTGCATATCCATATCTTTATGCATCTTCATATGCAGTAGCACATTTTCATATCCAGCGGGATTGTCAGTTTTGCACAATCTACCCGCGTCACTTACTAACCACCGTCTACAAATGTCAGCTTCCAGAACGTGATTATCTACATCAAAATCTGGTTGTATTGATGGTACTCGCTGCGGTGGAGGTGGCTCAGTGCCGAAGGCCATCGCCTGCTCAACCATCATGGGATCAGGCGGTACTTCAATTGGCTCACTGTTAATCAACAGTTGAATTTCTTCGTACTGTTTCTGTCTATCATCTTCACCTGGAATAATGTAGTCATTCAAACCAATTGCCTTCTTGATGAATGGCATGTTTTCTGGTGATGCAAGTGTTGCAGTTATGCCATCATTGTTCAGTTGGAACAGTTCCATGATAGCATCTTTCTGCTGATTCCATGTAATTGGTAGATTCTCGTTCGCCTCTAGTTCGACGTTTCCAATTTTCCCCTGTAACTCAGCCATACGGATAAACACGTTGACGAAGTTACCAAATTCGTCCTTCTTTACCTGCTTCTCGTCATCCTTCATCTCTTTGATATACATCGGAATGACTTTACCGAAGATATCCTTCCACCAAAGTAGTAGCATCTTCCACGTTGATTGCAATCTCTGCAACGCCTGAGCGCGACTCATCGAATATTCAGATGCAGTGCGCGAACCACTCATCTGACCACCAAAGAGAGAAGGTAAAGCTCCTGATACCATTTGACCGATCTCCTGAATCTTCTGGGCAAATGGTAATACCTCCTGTGAAAGAGTCGCCGTCCTAACTTCGTAGAACCCTTCTGATAACGGCTTCCCCGATTTGGGAGTAGCAGGATATATTCCACCGGGGATAACCTCCGAATTACGGTATGCATTGAAATTCAACACTTTCGGGTCTGCAAACGTCTGTGGTATCCCATGTTCTACTGTCTGGAGTACAAGAGAGATAAGATCGTTTGTAATATCCTGCACCGAAGTGAGTAGTAGGCCAATTGGGTCGAAATGAAGATAATCCGACAGCGGATTGTGAGTAATCGTCCAGTGGTCATCAAGAGCTTCATTACAAGCATGTGCCACGAAGTCATTAACCACCACGCATTTCACGCCATCAGGAAATTGCTTCTTCAAATCCTCAACTTCATCCGCATTCAGGACGTGATATGAGCACGGTCTAAGCCAACAGTTTCTAACTGTGACATTATTGATAGGATGCTCTCCACGATACTGTGGGCTAGTTCTTCCCCACTGTTCGTACAGATCATAAGTAGCTCCCCCTCTTTGAATCTTATCTCGAAGTTCGGGATATTGGTCCAACACATTAGCGTAGTGTGTTTCATAGCTGTAGATGAGATAGCTACACTCTTTTTGACCTCTAGCCCAGACGGGAACTTTAACAAACAGCCCACCGAATACCTCCATGCAAATCCGGCTCTTAGGATGCTTAGTCACACCCACAAGTTTCGTTATAGTAATTGATTGCCGTTTTTTGTCTGGTATAATAGACTGCGCGCAATTAGGACACATTTCCAATTCTGGTTCCGTCTCCATTGCATAGTCTATGTCTACATCTTCTTCTCCCGGTGCAAATTTATCCTCTTGAGTCTGCGTAATCGTTTCGTCAGCCAGTTCCGTCTGACATAACGGACAGACACTCAATTCATGTTCTTCTTGTTCATCTTTGTATTCTTTCTTCTCATATGTTCCGTATTTCTCGTCCGCGTGTGGATAACTGTAACACGCTGTCATGCCTTCTGTGCAATACACGAACAGCGCGTGCAACCAAAATAGTGGAGCATTGTTATGCTTGAATACTAGTTCAGCGATTTTATCTCCTGCTTTAGCCGTTGCAATATCTAGCGAGTTTTCAGCATCGTCAGGATAACAAGTGACAGGAGGTACAGTGACAGATAGAGCAGCAATAATAGACTCCAAATACGCGCGATAAACATTGACTGGCTTGTCGTAATATCCTTGATCACTATCTTCACCGACTCTTTCAGCTTCAGGAATGCGCCAGTCATGTGCAACCTCGCTGTAGTAGGTGTGCTGAATATTTTCCCACAGTAACTTCAATCTTCTCCACTGCTTGATTTGCCTATCACGCACAGCTCTATCTTCATCATCGAAATGATCAATGAGCTGCTTGAGTAGAGATTTAGTTGCGTCGTTTATCTCTTTAGCCATTTAATAGGCCATTTCTTCTTCTTGCTGTTGCGGTATTCTTGACTTCTTCTTTTTACTAGTCGCCGGTCCCTGAATATTTGCTGTTGGTTGGAAGATACTCCTACCGCCTCTTTCTGATCTAATTGGGGGCATTCTTGTTGTGTACGGAGTTTCGTCATCGCTGCCGAGGAAGTTTACGTCGTATCCTTTACGGAATGGCTGATTTCTAATTGCTTCTTGTCTACCTTGGAATATTGACTGCGCCAAATTCGGGTTACTTTGGTCTACCTGATTCATCGGGTTATTACGGTAATTGTATCCACCACGCGGCATTACCTGACTTCCTCCACGTGGCACTGCCTGTTGTGGAACAAAATCTGGTGTTCTATAAGATGGCTGTTGTTGCTGTCCGCCATCACGATTAGAAAATCTATCAACAAGCCCACCTATTGTATCTTTCCAACTACCCGGCTGTTGTATTGGTTGGTTTGGAGCACCGCCGATATTACTGAGAGTACCCTTAGCGACGTTACCAAGTGCGCTCTTAATTCCTGTCTTAGCGCCTATCTTCATGCCTTCACCAACTGATTTACTTACAGCAGTTGACGAGGGACCAAGTCCCTTGATGGGAATTTTACTCGTTGCGGCTCCAATTCCTCCAGCGAGTAGTGCATCTTTCCAACTACCACCACTAGCCTTCTTAGCCGCAGCACTAGTACCCGCACTAATAGCCATTGATGCGAGTGGACCCACACCAGGAATAAATGCGGCGGCTATAGGCGCAGCTTTTAGTGCGACCTTACCAACCTTTTTCATTACACTTTTGAAGCCCATATCACACCTTTATGTCGGCCACGGAATCATTGATGCAGTTAGAAATGTCAGTCCAGCCGCAATTAGACGAGGGTGGTAGGGCTGTGTCATACTTAGCGTTGCTAATGCGAAGCATACCAACGCGAATACTAACAGGATGAGTTTGATCATTTGCTCCACTCTTTCCTTTTACTCGCGGGCGTCTTTTTCACAAACTCTTTTGCTACTGCTTCAGACGGTCCAATCCCTTTACGCGGAGAAGCGCCATGCGCGATAGCCTGCATGAATCTATACTGTTTCGCGCTTTTCGCTGGCATCATCACTCCGTGGAATTATCTTCAGTTCTTTCTCTAACTCGTCAATTTCCTTCATCCTATCTCGCTTCAGTTGTGCAGTCTTTCTATCTTCTGCTTCCAACATCTGCTGCTTCACGCGCCACGGAATGAACTGCGGTGTAATCGCCTTCGGTTCCTCTACGTGCGCGTGTGAAGGTTCAGGCTTATCCTTCTCTAGTAGTCGTGAAAGTAGCTCCCTTCGCTCCATTTCACTCTTATCGAGTTGATCCCGAAGGACTTCACACGTCGTACAAGATACAGGATCGAGCCTGAACCATTTTCTAAAAAGTTCTGAAATCATTGCACCTGCCACTCATGAATGTATGCGTTGATTAGACCCCACGTAACTTCACCTTGATCCGCACCCTGAGCGATCGTGTATAACCGTCTCGTCTCAGCGTTAAAGAATCCAGTAGCATTCATCTTCGCATTGCCTACTGAACTAACCGGCGCGGTGACGATGTCGTAATCCTTCTCAAGATTAGACCATGCAATAGGTTCTTGCTCGTAATCTACTGCATCTCCATCACGCACTCGATTCAAATCAGACCAATCGTAGTTAAATGCGGCGGGATATCTCGCGGTCGCTACTGGTCCTGTAATTCCTGCTGGGACCGCGTCACATCCATGCGGACATCTGTAGTTGTTTAGTCCCGTCGCATACCAGATATGACACGCTAGACAATTGGTAGGATCGAGTATCGGACTACCTGACACGCCCGCGAAGAACATGACGCGATCTTCTAGAGGAACAAATCCACCAAGCGTATCATTATCAGTCCAGCTACCAATGCCATTGTAATGAATAGGATTGATGAAATTACTCTGCTGATTTATATCTCCATCGTAAATATATGCATCTATTGGTCGTCTCTGCGACCGAACTGGACCAGATGCAATGCCACTAACCCTATCAATTTCTGTCCCCATGTAGTAATGCCACAAGTATTTATCAGGTAACATTATGTCGTTACCCGGTCCTACTGGCATTGTTCGGGTAGGCCATTGTGCGCCACCGTGCAGATTAGCTCCCCAAGGATATCCTGAATTACCACTGGACATCGCGGTACTCGTGAGAACTGATCCATCTACTGGATGCGCGCGTAGGCAGGAGGAAATTCTTGTTCCGAATCTCATTGAACCATCTGGGTCCATTCCGGCGAATCTGAATGGTCCATATGCTTCAGTTGTCCCATCATCATTCAATTGAACTCCGACGCAATTCCAATCTGGTCTACCTGTTACGTTGTATGTATCTCCATAAGTGGCGAAGAAAAGATCTAATTCGGGATGATAGTAGTGACCAGTTGTAACGACGGAATTGTTTCCCGCGAAATCTACGTATTCCCAATCGTTACCTGACTTTCCTTCTTTCCTTGCTTTCGAGTAAAGTAAAAAGAAGAGAGTTGCTAGCTGGTGTAAGTGCGGAAGATGCAACTTCTTCGCTAAATCTCTATAACCTCTGGAACTGGACAGCATGGACGCGACTTGCATCCACGTCCCACGCTTACCTTTGTATGGATCATTCCAACTTCTCACCAACGTAGCTACTGGCTCGTCACTAATCTCTACTTCATTGATTGGAGATCCTAACACTACATCTCCTGTGAACAGCAATCTGACTTTACCATTCAC